CACCAGACCATCCTAAGAAATCTCATGCTGTTCTTGTGGGTACAAAGGATTCACCACGGTTGATTAGGTTTGGCGAACAGGGTGCAAAGACTAATCAGAATGAAGCACAGCGTAAGTCATTCAAGGCTAGACATAGAAAGAATATAGCCAAAGGTGAGAGCAGCGCAGCTTACTGGGCTAACAAGGTAAAGTGGTGATGATATGGCAGGAACAAGTAAACTAGATGCAGTAAATACGATGCTTTCTGCTATTGGTGAAGCACCAGTCAGCAGTTTATCATCAGGCCTTATTGAGGCAGAAATTGCAGAAACTGTACTAGACACAGTAGACAGAGAAGTTCAGTCTATGGGCTGGCACTTTAACACAGAATTAAATAAAAGTTTTGCTCAGACATCAGCAGGAGAAATATTATTACCTGCTGACATTCTTAGAGCAGATGCCACGCTAAAGGCTAATGCGCCTAACTTGGTACAGCGTGGATTAAAAATGTATGATAGAACAAACCACACTTTTAATATAGGAGTGGACGTTGCTCTTGATGTTGTAGTTCAATTAAATTTTAATGATGTACCTGAGGTAGCTAAAAGATATATTGTCCTACGTGCAACACGCATCTTTCAAGACCGTGTTGTTGGTTCTCAGACGCTCCATGAGTTTCATCAGGAAGATGAGAACCGTGCTTTCGTTGAGTTAAGGGACTTTGACAAAGCCGCTGATGACCATAACATCTTTGACAATTATGACACCTTTAGTATTATTGATAGGCAGGGACGGAGAACAATCTAATGGCACTCATCAGTCAATCAATCCCAAACCTAATTAACGGTGTATCACAGCAGCCCCCTTCACTACGCCTAAATACACAGGCTGAGGTGCAGGAGAACGGACTGTCTAGCGTTGTTTCAGGTTTGTCTAAGCGTCCTAGTTCGCAGCATATTGCTGACCTTGGGGTTATTTCAAACCTAGATAAGGCTTTTATACACACTATCCGTAGGGATGAGAATGAATTTTATTCTCTGGTGATTGATACTGCTGGTACTATCAGAGTGTTTGACAAAGACGGTGTATCTAAAACTGTCACAAATAATGCTGCGTCCTACTTATCGGGACTAACTAATCCTAATGAAGAGTTATCCGCTGTCTCTATTGCTGACGCTACCTTCATTATTAATAAGAATATCACAGTAGCTAAGGCTGCTACAGTCTCCCCCACTCGTAATCCAGAAGCTTTGGTGTATGTTAAATAAGTTGATTATGCTTTAACATACCGTTTGAAGATTACTAAGGGTGGAAGCACCAGCACAGTAGAGTTTGCTACTAAGTCTTCAACACAGTCTAGCACAACGCTAACGCAGGATGCTGAACGTGGTGCTTCTACTGACTTGATTGCTCAGAACCTTGATACTTTCTCAGGTACAGCCGTATCAACACAGTACTATGATAACATTACAAATGGTAGTGCTGTTACAGGTATTACGGTAACAAGGTATGGTTCAGTTCTTCATCTTCAATCTACCGATAGCACAGACTTTCAGGTAGAGGTAGGTGATTCACATGGTGGTGACCACCTTAAAGTATTCAAAAATGAAACACCGGATTTTAAACAGCTTCCTATTGAAGGGCCAAATGATTTTGTAGTAAAGGTATCAGGCGATAATCAGAAAGCGCAGGATGATTACTATGTTAAATTTACTGATGGGGTCTGGAAGGAAACAGTAGAACCTAATATCCAGATTTCTCTTGATGCTTCTACAATGCCTCATAAGCTATCTAAGCTGGGAAGCGGTAACTTTCAGTTTGACCCTGCTACTTATGCTAACAGAAAAGTAGGAGATGATGATACTAATCCATTCCCATCTTTCGTAGGATTTACTCTCTCAGATATTTTCTTTCATAAGAACCGACTAGGTTTATTAGCTGATGAGAATGTAATCTTTGCTAGTGCTGGTGAGTTTGTTGAGTTTGATTTTTTCCGTAAGTCTACCCTAACCATTATTGATAGTGACCCCATTGATGTGGCAGTGTCTTCTAACAAGGTTAGTATTCTTAAACACGCTGTACCATTTAGTGAAGCACTCTTGTTATTCTCTGACCTAACACAGTTTAAGGTTACAGGTGACCCTGTATTAACCCCTGAGACTATTAACGTGGCTAACACCACAGAGTTTGAAACAAGTCTCAGAGCCAAGCCAGCAGCAGCAGGTAAGTATGTTTACTTTGCCTCTAAGCGTGGTGCATGGTCAGGTATGTGGGAGTACTTTGTAGACACGGACACAGATGTAAATGACGCTAATGAGATTAGTTCACACATCCCAGAATATCTTGATGGTGAGATAACAAATATTCAGGCATCTTCTAATGAAGATATGCTTATTATGCAAACTGATAATGACCCTACTGCTCTTTATGTATATAGATACTATTGGTCTGGTAGGGAAAAGTTACAGGCTGCGTGGTCACGTTGGGTATTCGATGGGGATGTTATAGGCATTTCATTTAACCGTGCTGATATTTACATATTGATTAAGCGTAGTACAAACCTATTCCTTGAGCGTATCAATCTATCAGTAGATGAAGCTACATCTTATACAGATGGTAATTTCTCAATACACTTAGATAGGCGAGTAATGCTCCAAACATCAGGGCTAACTACTGTACCCTACACAGATGCTGCTACTATCTACATTGACCAGACTGGTAAGATTATTCCTCTGGCAGATGTAGCAGGTAAACTAGCAGCTAGTGAAGTTGTCTTTGCTGGTATACCATTTACCTTTAAGTACCAGTTCTCTGAACCAGTATTGAAGCAGGATAATAAAGCTATTACTACAGGACAGCTACATCTAAGAAACTATGCAGTGGTTTATAACAATACTGGCTTCTTTAAAGTTATATTGAGGCCTCTCAAACGGCAAACCTACACTCGTACCTTTACAGGTCGTGTGGTTGGTAGTGCTGCTAACATACTTAACGTGGCTGCTATTGAATCAGGTACATATCGCTTTGGGGTTATTGGTCACGCGAGTGAAACATCAGTGACACTAGAGAGTGATAGTCACTTACCGTGTGTATTTCAATCAGCAGAATGGGAAGGTTTCTTCCACCTACGTTCACGGAGAATGTAATGAAAGTCCATGTGAGAGCAAGTACTCAAGCTGATGTAGACCACTTGGCTACTAATTTAAGGCCGGAGGATACAGAGGAAGTACTCGCCTCACATGGTGATGTTAAGGTAGCCTTACAACAGGGTCTAGATGAATCTGAAGAGTGCTGGACTATAGTTGTTGCTGATACAAACGAGATTGCTGGTATCTATGGAGTTGTAGGTGTCAACAATATGATAGGTGTCCCTTGGCTTTTAACAGCACCACC